CTTCTCTTTGGATGCCAAACCAAGGTACAGGTAAAGATAAAGGTCCAATAGGTGGAGATGATTGGAGACCTACACCAACAACACCTGACNTACCTACACCACTACCAGTAGATAGAAAAGATATAAACTACATGCCTAATGTAAGTTCAGATGTACAAGACACCAGTGGTTATGCACAAGCTAAGAGGGACTTTGATTCTTCTATTCAAAATGCATACACACAACAAGCAGCTAAAGGTCAGGTAGGTCAAAGACTTACTGATACCAGTGCTAAAGGTGTAAAGATGAAGAGATCTAAAGCATCTAGAATGGGTACCATAAGAGGTACAGGACAATTAGGTAGAGAACAACAAACTAAATCCCTTAATATATAATGTCAGCTAAAACAAGATATGACAGTTTAGCATCAGGACGTTCTCAGTTTCTAAACATAGCGGAAGAGTCAGCAAAACTAACCATACCATATATAATTCGTGGCGAAGAGGAGTTCATGACGGGTGCTAAAAACTTAAGCACTCCATGGCAATCAGTTGGTGCTAAAGGTGTAGTAACCTTAGCAGCTAAACTTCAACTAGCATTAGTACCTGTTAACACTAGCTTCTTTAAGCTTCAAGTTAACGATGCAATGCTAGGACAGATTGATCCTAAAATCAAAACTGAATTAGATTTATCCTTCGCTAAGGTAGAGAAAACCATTATGGAATCTATCTCAGCATCAGATGATCGTGTTGTTATACACCAAGCTCTTAAGCATTTGGTAGTAGCAGGTAATGCGTTAATCTTTATGGGTAAGGAAGGTTTAAAACTATTTCCTCTACATCGTTATGTAATAGAACGTGATGGGAACGGCAATGTAATTGAAATTGTCACCAAAGAAAAAATTAGCAAAAAATTATTACCAGAATTTGAAGACGACTTAACTGTACAAGACGAGTCTGAACACAATGATAACGTAGATGTTTACACACATGTACGTCGTGATAACAACAGATTCCTCTGGCATCAGGAAGTTAATGATAAAATTATACCTAAGTCAGTAAGTAAAGCACCAGTTGAAACAACACCATGGTTACCTCTACGATTTAACACAGTAGATGGTGAACCTTATGGACGTGGTAGAGTAGAAGAATTTATGGGTGATCTTAAGTCACTCGAAGCTCTGTCACAAGCAATCACTGAAGGTAGTGCAGCGGCAGCTAAGGTTGTCTTTGTAGTATCACCTTCCAGTACAACTAAACCAGCAACTCTCGCAGCTGCAGGTAACGGTGCGATAGTACAGGGTAGACCCGATGACATAGGTGTAGTACAGGTAGGTAAGCAAGCTGACTTTGCTACGGCATATCAGATGATACAAACCTTAGAGAAGAGATTGTCTGAAGCATTCCTCATACTATCAGTGCGTCAATCAGAACGTACTACAGCAGAGGAAGTTAGAATGACACAGATGGAACTAGAACAACAATTAGGTGGACTGTTTAGTGTACTTACTGTTGAGTTTTTAGTACCATACTTAAATAGAAAGCTAAGTGTGTTTGAAAAAACAGGGGAGATCCCTAAGATACCTAAGGGTATAGTTAATCCTACCATTGTGGCAGGTATTAATGCACTAGGCAGAGGACAAGACCGTGAGAGTCTTGGTCAATTCCTTACAACTATCTCACAAACCATGGGACCAGAAGCTACTCAGCAATACATAAACCCTGAGGAAGTTATCAAACGTCTAGCTGCTGCACAAGGTATAGATATACTTAACCTTGTAAGAAGTATGCAAGATGTACAAGGTGAACAACAAGCTGCTGTACAACAAGAACAACAAGTTGATTTACAGAAAGCTCAGATGGCATCGCCAATGATGGACCCAAGTAAAAACCCCGCACTAGGAGGACAACAAGGTGGAGAAGGTCAAGCCGTCCCGCCCACGGAAGGCTAAGCGTACTAAAACAATTACGCCACCACTCAGCAAAGAGGATAAAGAACTCTTTGAAGAGAAGGTAAAAGAAAATAAATATGCACCACGTATGAAAGTTGGTAAACCTACNATTGGTAGNAGTNTCAAAGTAGAAACTGTGGGGCTTGGTAATCTAAAAGTAATCACCCAAGATGGCAACGCTAACGTATGATGCAACTGAACCTCAAGANGGAGAGTTTAGTGAAGAAGAACANGACTCACTGAAAGTAGGTGAGGCACTAGCAGAAGAACAATCTAAAAAACTAGCAGGTAAATTTGAAGATGCGGAAGCTCTTGAAAAGGCTTACATTGAACTTCAAAGCAAACTTGGAGAACCTAAGACTGAGGAAGCTCCAGTTAAAGAAGCAAAAACGGAAGCTAAAGAAGAAGTTAAAGAAACAAAAGAAGAAGAACCAGACTATGAGTTCTTAGATAAGCTATGGGAAGAGTCAAAGAATGAAAAGTATTCTGATGACCTCCTAGATAAACTGAACGATATGAAACCATCTGACGTAGCTCAGTTGTATTTAAACTATCGTTCAGGTGTTGACTCAGAACCACAAGAACTGTCACAAGAACAGGCAACAGATTTACAAAAGTCTGTAGGTGGTGAGAAACAATACAACACAATGTTAAAATGGGCATCAAGTAATTTCGATGAAGCAGAGATCTCACGTTATGATAAGGTAATGGAATCTGGAGACCCAGATGCTGCCTACTTTGCTGTCCAAGCATTAGCTGCTAAGTACAATGATGGAGTCGGAGTAGAAGGTAAAATGCTAACAGGTAAACCAGCGAAGTCACAAGGTGATGAGTACCGCAGCCAAGCTGAGGTTGTCAGAGCTATGAGTGATCCTCGCTATGAAAGAGACCCTGCCTATCGTCAGGATGTCTACGATAAACTTGAACGATCTAACTTACAATTCTAATTATGCCAGTCGTAAAAGGTAAGAAGTATCCCTACACTGCAGCCGGAAAAGCAGCAGCTAAAAAGGCTACTAAGAAATCACCCAAAATGAAAATTAAATCTAAAGGATATTAATCATGGCAGATGCCACAATGTATGATCCAAAGAATGTCTCAGGGATCACAACACTTTATGTAACCAATGCTCAGAACGATCCTATCTACAAGCTACCCTACCCTGATGAAAAAGGTGTAGTAGCTTTTGATGGTTTTACAGGTGGTAGTGGTTACTCTGCTGGTACAGTAACTCTAACAGGTGGTACTGGATCAGGTGCTAAAGCTACTATTACTGTTAGTGGCGGTGCTGTTAACGGAGCTTCCGTACACACAGCTGGTACTGGTTACACAGATAACGATGTGTTAACAGTTCCGGGTGGTAATGGAGCTGGTAGAGTAACTGTTAATGGTGTATCAGTAGGACAAACATCCACTGAGTTATCACCACATCAAGATACCTGTGCAGCTGGGACACTATCTACTTCTAGCTGGTAATTATATTATGGCGACCCGAAGTCATCGTCATCGCCTAAAATGCACTCTTAATTAAAACATGACTGTTACGACAGAATACGGTAAACAAAACATCTTTGCAAAAGAAACACCCCCAAGATTAATGAACGAAAAAGAATCAGACTTCATCCTAGAACAAGCAGAAAGACTAAACGGTCAAGCAGCAATGCTTGGTTTTGTCGCAGCTCTAGGAGCATACATAACCACTGGGCAAATCATCCCCGGAATNTTTTAAAATTATAAATGACTACAGCCACACTAACCAAACCATTTGACAACTGGCAGCGTTTCTGTGACTGGGGTTACGAGCACAAACAACCGTCTTTACTTAGGATGGTTTGGTGTTCTCATGATCCCTGCACTACTAACCGCTGCAACAGTATTTATTATAGCTTTCATAGCTGCTCCTCCAGTTGACATAGATGGTATACGTGAACCTGTATCAGGCTCTTTACTCTATGGAAACAACATCATATCGGGAGCAATTGTCCCGTCATCAAACGCAATCGGACTCCACTTCTATCCCATCTGGGAAGCGGCAACGCTCGACGAGTGGTTATACAACGGGGGAACATATCAGCTCATTGTTTTCCACTTCCTTATCGGTATCTCAGCTTACTTGGGACGACAATGGGAACTTAGTTATCGACTAGGGATGAGACCATGGATATGCGTAGCTTATTCAGCACCTGTTGCTGCATCCTTTGCAGTCTTTCTTGTATACCCATTCGGTCAAGGAAGCTTTAGCGATGGTATGCCTCTTGGTATTTCAGGGACTTTTAATTTTATGTTTGTCTTCCAAGCTGAACACAACATACTTATGCACCCCTTCCACATGCTCGGAGTAGCAGGTGTGTTTGGAGGTGCTCTGTTTGCTGCAATGCATGGAAGTCTTGTTACATCTTCGCTTATCCGTGAAACGACAGGCTTAGAATCACAAAACTATGGATACAAATTCGGCCAAGAAGAAGAGACGTATAACATTGTTGCGGCTCATGGGGTACTTTGGGAGACTTATCTTTCAGTATGCCTCTTTTAATAATAGTCGTAGCTTACATTTCTTCCTTGCTACTTGGCCCGTCGTTTGCATATGGCTTACCGCTATGGGAGTCTCCACTATGGCTTTTAATCTCAACGGCTTTAACTTTAACCAGTCAGTCGTTGATGCCAGTGGAAGAACAGTCCCCACTTGGGCTGATGTTCTCAACCGTGCCGACTTAGGTATGGAAGTAATGCACGAACGCAACGCACATAATTTCCCGCTCGATCTAGCGGCTAAAGAGATCGCACCAATCGCCTAACACCACGTCCGTTCATCCATTTTTCATGGACGCATGAAACCTAAGCAGTGGAACGGGGCTTAGGTACTAAAGAATTACAATGACTGTAAAACTAAAGTATCGTGGTGTATCTTACACAAAAACTATTTAACTTTTAAAAATGAAAACAATTGCACTTGCTCTCGCAGCCACCACTTTAGCGTCTGCACCTGCATCCGCTGGAGTATATGTTAACACAGAATTGAACCAAGGTTATATTGGTTCTGATTATGTTGCTAGAGCTATAGATTTCCACGTTGGTTACGAGGGAGGTTCAGATAAAACTGCCTTCTATGTACAAGGTGGTCCAACAGTACTAGCAGCTGACGGTGTTAACGGTACTGAGACTGAGATCTCTGGTAAGATCGGAACTAACATTAAGGCAACTGATAAGTTAGCTTTCTATGGTGAGTTTGCAGGTATTACTGCTGGCGACTTCGATAATGTTTACAACGTGAAAGCAGGAGCTAAGTATAGTTTCTAATGTCACAACAAACAGATGAGGTAAAGGAACTAATAGATCCTGAACCAGAAAAGAAAGAAGAGAAATTCGATGAGGACATCTCCTTAGAAGAAGCTCTCTCTACCTTGTGAAACAATTCAATGAATTATGGCTAGTAGTCTTTTTGACTCTAGCCTTTTTCATACACATAGAAGTACTTCATGTGAACTTCCATAGCAGAGAGGCACCTCAGTGTCGGACCTCTCTGTAATTGGCTCTGGCCCGAATGAATATCTACGGAGAAAACATTTGGATACCCTCAGCCGTCTAGACGGTGGGATAGACCACAATTACAATTGAATATTTTCTTGAACGTTCGAGAAGCTAATTAATATAACAAATTTTATTCCATATAAATGGCTAATACAATTGCTACCAGTATTGGTACCCTTAATAATACTGGCACAACCCCGTTAGCACTTGGTACAGCTTATGATACCAAGTACGCTACCTATCTCAAGCTGTTCTCAGGTGAGCTATTCAAAGCTTATGAGTCCAGCACAATCGCAAAGGGCACTGTACAGACCCGTCAACTAAAGAACGGTAAGTCTCTACAGTTTATCTTTACAGGTCGTATGACCGCCGATTACCACGAACCCGGAACTCCAATCCTTGGCTCTGGTGATCCTCCAGTAGCAGAGAAGACCATCGTTTGTGATGACTTGCTTATCAGCTCAGCTTTCGTTTACGATTTAGACGAGACACTTGCTCATTACTCACTTAGGTCTGAAATATCTGCTAAGATTGGATACGCTTTAGCAGANGCATATGATAAGAAAGTCTTCCGTACAATTGCACTAGCTGCAAGGGAAGCTCATCCTATTACTGCAGCTCCCGGTCCAGAACCCGGTGGTTCTGTTATTCAAATTGGTTCAGGTAACCAGTATGATGCACAGAAACTTGTAGATGCATTCTTTGAAGCTGCTGCTATACTTGACGAAAAGAATCTTCCAAAAGCTGGAAGGTCAGCGGTACTAAACCCACGTCAATACTACGCACTAATTTCTCAGGTTGATTCTAACATCCTTAACAGAGACTTTGGTAACAATCAAGGTAACTTAAACTCTGGTGAAGGTCTTGTATCTATTGCAGGTATCGACATCAAGCGTTCTAACAACCTACCTTTCCAAGCTGGTACTATCTCAGCTGTTAACGGTGAGAACAATAACTACGCTGGTGCATTCGCTAACCATGCAGGTCTTATCTATCAGAAAGATGCTGCTGCATGTGTAGAAGCTATCGGTCCTCAGGTTCAAACTACAGGTCAGGATATCAAGACAATGTACCAAGGTGATATAATCGTTGGTCGTCTTGCTATGGGCTGTGGTACATTAAACCCTGCTGCTGCAATCGAAATCCAAACCGCATAGGTGAGGTAATATGCCAAGAGCACATCCGATTACTGGTATCCGTGGTCTTACATCTAAGACATGGTTTAACCAGCCCCCAGTTGAATGGGGCAGAGCAGACGGTGCTGTAGCTACTATAGCTTTAGGCAGTGCCACAGGTGATAA